AAGGAGCGGTTGCCGGAAGAAAACAAAGAATATTTAGTCGTTCTTGACAATAGAGTGATATACGTAGCTCAATATAATAAGAATAATAAATCTTGGCTCATATATGGAACTGGATATACTTATAATGTTGTTGTCGCTTATATGCCCATCCCGTCTTTCGATGAAATATTAGAAGCCAACAGGGATGTACTTGAACGGATTAAACAGAAAGGAGACTGAGATATGAAATTAAGACAAGCAAAAAAGATAATGAAGAATATCCGTAGAAATGCACGCATGGAGTATTTATACGGATTAGGACGCTCGATGAAGGCAAATGCTATTTGCGTTAGACACTATGGCAGAGTGGACAAATTTACAAAGCTAATCAATCAAATAGGAGGTAAAGACCCTCTATTAGCAATCAAATTAATTAGACAATATGGAAATAAATAACGGAATAATAATAGACGGAGTGCTGCATGAAATGATTGAACTGATTGATGTGTCCAATATAAATTTCGATTGCAGTGAATGTTCATTGTGTAAAGAATGCGAAGAGTGTAAGATGGAGCATGAATCATACCTGTGTAATGTGATGGCATGTTTCTTTTTTGTCAATCGTGGCAAAGTAACGGATATTAAAACAAAGGAGGAATAATGAAAGCAAAGTATTTTAAAAAGATAAGAAACCAAGTTAAGTGGTATAAGGTATCATACAGAGATAATTTGTTTTTTGATTTTAGAGATGAAAAAGAGATATTGGCTAAATCTCCTGAAAATGCTTGTGTCAGATACCATAAACGTACTGGATGTTTTGTTAACAAATATAATCCTAACAATATCACACAACATAGCGAATGTTTTTCAAGGTTCAAAGTATGTATAGGTAAGAAAGTAATGTATTTCGATTAAATATGAAAGCAAGAATAAAAAGAAAAATACAAAAACGACCATTTTTATATAATGTAGGACAAGTTTTTAAGGCTTGTGATTGGATTATTACCATCCAGCGTGGAAATATGGTTTGGCGTAGGTATCGTTCATTTGGTACTATTATTAAATCAGAATATTAAATATGAAAGCAAGAGTAAAATCAACAGGGGTTTTGGTGGATGTAATTCCGAAAACAAATACCAATGCGTTACATAGTGGAGATAACATATATGTATGTGATAATATGGTATTCAGAGAGTGTGAACTTGACTTTTTAAATCTTGGAAATTCAGCTATCGACTGGGAACAGCGTAGATACGAATTGGCAAAAGACATTATTAAAGTTGTTATAGCAAACGACTATGGTGTTAATTCTGAGGTAGTCGCTAAATATTCGCTTAATTGCGCTGATGCCCTAATTAAAAGACTAAAGGAGGAGAATCATGGATAGTGTAGAGACACAAACCTTTTCCATTAGAGGGGATGGAGGTGGAGAAGCATATATTAACTTTTGCGACGGCCAATTATGTGTTTCAGTTGTCATAGAAGATAAACAGGCAGATTTTTACTTTGATCCTGTTACGTTAGGGATGTTTGCCCATGCTTATAAATTACATTGTGAAGAGTGTAAAGAGTGTAAAGGAGAATAACAATGAATGATTTGACATAATAAGATTAAAAAATAAATAAAATGACAATACGGGATTTAGCGCATTTGTTGCTTACTGCGCAAGATATAAATAGAGAGGTAATGATAGTCAAAGACGGATGCTATAGCGATATCACGAATGTTAGATTTGAAAACGGAATTTTTTTGATTAGCGCAAGCGGATATTACAAAGATAGAGTTACCGTAAACACGACTATCGAAGTTAAATCTCCATACAAAGAAGAACCGAAAATATTTTAGTGTATGATACAGGAAGAATTTGTAACATTAGAAACTGCTAAACTGCTTAAAGAGAAAGGGTTCAAGGAAAGAAAATATTTCATAGATGTTTCCACTTTGCATCATTGTTATAAATACCTATCTGTTCCTCCGCAATCCGTCGCCCAAAAGTGGTTACGTGAAACCAAAAATATTCATATATGTGTATATAACTGTGCTTGTGGCTATGGATACGAAATATCTAAAGCTGACAATGGAACTCATATAACTAGTTCTGTTTATGAAGGACCTAATGATGGTGGTGAATGGGACACTTATGAAGAAGCACTTGAAACCGGATTACAGGAAGCATTAAAACTTATATGATTATGGATAATATTAATTTGAACGCCCTTCGTGATAGGGCTTATAAGACAGCCTGTGAGCACGGTTTCCATGATAAGGAGCTGAGTAATGAAATCTTCTTTGTCTTGTCATTTCCGAGCTTATGGAAGCTGTGGAAGCAGATAGAAAAGGGAAACATGCCGACAGAGAATCTTTCAAGTCTTCTTATGAGGATGAAGAACCGCACGATGATGTCAATTTCAAGTATTGTTTTGAAAAATATATCAAAGATACGATTTCAGACGAACTAAGCGATGCAGTTATACGCCTGCTTGACCTTGCAGGACTTCGAGGGATAAGCCTTGAACTTGCCAACGGAGATATTGATGACTGTATTGAAGATCTGGCAGAAGCCTATAAAGACGAAACTTTCACCGAATCAATCTATTCCATCTCTACACTTCCTGTTAGATATGACGGAATATTTGATTTTTCTATTACTGTGAATGATATGATACTGTCAATTTTTGGACTTGCCAAACATCTTGACATAGATTTGCTTTGGCATATCGAGCAAAAACAAAAATATAACGAATTAAGACCTATGTTGAACGGAAAAAGATATTGATTATGCCACTGTTTATTTGTAGCAAATGTGGTTGTGTTGAGAATACAGCCACATCGGATTATTGGCCTGTTGTACATAAAATCTTTCCCATAGAGTATGATGCAAGCATAAAGGAGTTTGAAGGAAAACCGTTGTGCTCGGAGTGTGGAAGATTGATATTTGACAGTAAAGGGGAAAATCCGCGTATGATACCGGGGAAGTGGCATGGGAAATTTCCCAAAAGACAAGCCACTGATGCTGAAAAGAGAATGGTAGATAGGAATGGCAGGTTTTAAAAAGAGAAAGGGATGCCTGCAACATTCCTTGAAAGCTACATCAACGAGCTTAAATCATTGATTGACGATGTATATCGGAAAGCGAAAAGTGGAAAAAAGAAAGTTAATCCTGTGAATGAGCTTAAACTTGAATTTTAGCAATGAATTTAGGGTACTTTTAGGGTACATGAATTAAATGGTATGTTTTTTGTTTTATTCATATTTTCTGTAACTTTGAATTGTAATGATCCCGTGTAAAGGAGCGCGGTACGTTCTTCGGACGAAAAGACTTTTATGAAAAAGAAACTTGTAATAAATAGAGAAAAATTTTGCCACTATTATATAGAAACGGGTAACGCATCAGAGGCGTATCGGAAAGCTTATCCGTGCAGTGTGAATTGGAAGGACGGAACTGTGCGCAAACGTGCGTTTGACCTTCTTAAAAATTCAGATGTGGCCTCCCGGTTGAATGAGCTTCAGGTTGAGGCTTGCGAGAGGTTTGATATGAAGAAGGATGATGTGCTTCGCTTTCTTGCAAGCGTGGTGAATGTTGATCCGATAGATCTGCTGTCCTCTGGTAAAGATACATATATGGTAAAGTCTGTTGAGAATATTCCGAAATCCGTCCGTCTATGCATACAGTCAATTAAGAACACTCAATATGGAGTGGAGATACGGCTATACAGCAAGATAGCCGCCATTACACAGATAAGCAAGATGCTTGGATGGGATGCTCCGGTAAAAAGTGATGTCAGTACTAATGTGCGCATGATAATTGGGGACGAGTGATGATAGAGATGGTATTCTCACATAAGTTGTTCAATCCTCTGTTTTGGCATATCCGTAAGGCTATGCATGACAAGAATATCAGGTACATTATAAACAGAGGTGGTTCTTCATCGGGAAAATCTGTATCTACGACACAGGCTGTGTTGTTGTCTGTATTTTCTTGCGAAGGTTCGGCTCTTGTTGTAAGAAAAGTGGGAGCTAGTCTGAGGAATACAGTGTATGAAGAGTTTAAGACCCAACTAAAGGCTCTTCAACTGAGTCAGTTCTTTGTGCCTAAGGAAAATAATATAACTTGTGTAAATGGTTGTAAAATTGACTTTACAGGGCTTGATGATCCTGAAAAAATAAAGTCTATCACTGGATATCGTTGGATAGTGATGGAAGAAGCAACCGAGTTCGAATATGAAGATTTTACTCAGATACGTTTCCGTCTTAGAGGTAAGGAAGGGTTGCAGATAATATGCAATTTTAATCCTGTATCTGAGGATTCATGGATTAAAACGAAAATTCTTGATACTTATGAATGGGACGATCTTCCAAATGAACTATATGGCGAAGTGAAAAATCCTCTTACTAAAAGTTCTTTGCCAAAGGCATACAGCACAATATTAGGGAAACGGGGTTGCAAACCTAGAATGATCGCCAATGAACGTACAGGAAAGCTGGAAAAGTACCCATCGGATACAATAGAACTGCATTCGTCTTATAAAAATAATTTTTGGGTGGTTGGTTCTCCGGACGGTAAATATGGATATTATGACAGGCAGACAATATCCAATTATCAATGGTACAAGGAACATGATTACAACTATTACCGGGTATATGCGCTGGGTGAATGGGGTAGTATTAAGACGGGGGGTGAGTTTCTATATGCTTTCGATTCTAATAGGCATATTAAAACAACACGATATATCAAGGGACTTCCTGTGCATATTTCTATTGATAACAATGTTCTTCCCTATATTTCGATTTGTTTTTATCAAGTGGACGGAAGTCATATAAGGCAGTTTAATGAGATATGTGCCGGTGATCCCTTTAACACAGTAACGCATGCATCTCGGATGGCTGTTGATTATCTGCGGTCAATCAGATACAATGATATGCTGTATTTATATGGTGACGCTTCAACAAGGAATGGGAATACTATAGATGATGAAAAGAGGTCATTCCTTGACAAGTTCGTAGAAGGGCTGGAAGGTACTTACCATGTCGAAGAAAGGATACCATATTCTAATCCGTCCGTGCCCATGTCTGGTGAGTTTGTCAATTACATGCTTGATGGTGGTTCCGGAATGTGTTTTTCAGTAGATGACGGATGTAAGAATTCAGTTGTTGATTATAATAATGCCAAGAAGGATGTTAACGGTGGAATGTTGAAGACGAGAGTTAAGGATAAGGTTACGGGGCAGTCTTATGAGAAGTACGGGCACATTTGCGACTGCTTACGTTATATTACCGTATGGGTGTTTAAGGATGAATATACTCGTTTCTCCTTAAAAAGAAAACGAAGTAAAATTAAGCAGGAAAATAAAGATATGAGATATTATGATATATCTAAAAATATTCAGGGGACAAGACTTGTATATGTTCTTCCCGAATATGCCGGAAAGTTTATTATGGTTTCATGTTATGTAAATGAGCGAATATATATCGATAATGTGACATATATAAGTTCATTTGATGAAAATGTTCTTCTGTCATTTTTAGAAGGGATATCTCCTGCGGAGATCTTGTTTGAAAGTGAAAAAAATTATTTTCCTATAGCACGGGGCTTAAGGGATAGATATGATGTCAGAATCATACATAAAAATATGGGAGCAGACGCTAGGATATCTGCTTTTTTGGATTTTATCAAAAATAATGTGATGTTCCGTTCAGACTATGACAAGATACCGCAATACAATGAGTTTATGGATGGAGTATTGGACTATAATGGTTCAGATGATTGCGCTGCAATTTATTCTGTAGCAGCACTGTCTTATTACGTATCGAAAAAATATAATATATAATTGGTATATTTTTAAGATATATCAAAACTTTGGCAAAAAAATATCGGATGTTGTACAAAAAATGTTGGTCTTTTTTTAATATGGGTATTTTTAGAGTATATAAATTGGAAGTTTATTATTTTAATTTATATTAAACGAAAATAATATTTGAATTACTTGTTAATTAATAAATTAATTTGTTCCTTTGTAACAGGCAATTGCCTTCATGGTGTGAAGTTGCACCATATCCACTTTTAGAACGTGATCACTGTGGAGGCAATTGCTGTATTATAACGGCGGTTGCCTTTATTGTTGTATATGAGACACTGGTTTAAGATACCTTCTTTAAAGAAGTCAAATAAGGATATGTATGATGAAGCCACCTATCATGGTAAGGATGATGGGGGTAATTTTATTTATGTACCTAAATGGGTAGAGAGCCTGTTTCCTGGCAATAAAGGAAATATAGATTACGATATGTCTACTGTTGAGGGGAAAGCAAGAGCCTTGCATGAATGTTGGCCGTTTGCAATGGTTCTAGATCATTGCGGAAGAATGATTCAGAACGGAAGATATTACGTGACAGATATGAACGGGAATGAAAAGAGGAGTTTTAAAGATATTGTGACTCTCTTAAATCGTCCAAATATAATACAGAGTGGGCGTTCCTTTATAAAACAGGTTGAGATATCCTTAAAATGTTTCGGATTTTGCCCTATTTATACATTGAGAGCTTTAAAATCCGACCTGCCTAAATCCATGATGGTAATACCTCCCGAATTATTTTATATGGAATCATTCGGTAAAGACCCATTTACTCAGACAGAACTTTCTTCAATTGCTAAAAGGGTATATATACGTTGGGGAGATGTAAATATAGAGCTTGGGGATGAGGAATATTTTGTCATATACGATTCAATAATGGATATTCCAAGCAATAATGGAGGGAAAATTGCCTTCCATTCCCCTGTAGACGCATTATCTTCGCATACGCGAAACTATATGGCTCAACTGATAGGGAGAGGAAATCTTATAGTTAATGGAGGTCCAAAAGGGATATTGTACGGGAATGATACGACTGATGTAGGGAATGCCGCCATTACTCCGTCTGAATCCCAAAAATTGCAGAATGATTTTAAAAGGAAATATGGCATAGTGCATAAGTTGTATGAAATCATGGTGACTCCTAAGAAACTGGGATGGATTACATTAGGATCAAATGCGGAACAATTGAAGCTTCATGAGGAAGATAAGGCGTGTTTGGAGGCGATAGCTCAGACCATAGGTTTTGACGCCAATCTGATTATACAAGGAAGTACTTATGATAACTCTTCTCAGGCAAAGAAAGCGGCATATCAGGATCTTATTATTCCTGACAGTGAATGTATAACAGAGGCTTTGACTAATGCTATATGTAAGGACAGAGCAATAATCAAAATGGACTTTACTCATGTCGCTTGTCTTCAAAAGGACATGAAAGAGTTGGCGGATGCCTTGTCTACAGCCTCTAATGCTATAGCTTCATTGTATAACAACCGGCTGATTACTTTTGAGGAGGCAAGAACTGAGATGTCTAATTTTACAGATATTGATCCGGATAACCCAAAAGGGGAATTTAAAATAGAAATAAATAATGATGGAGACAAGCAAATACAAGGACAGGCTGGGGAAGCAGTATAAATCCTTATCTTTTTATGCAAAGGAGATACAATATGATTCTGGCAGCAGAACTATCAGTGGTTATGCCGCAATTTTCAATAACATTGATAAGTTCGGTGATATGCTCTTGAAAGGATGTTTCTCAAAAAGTATACAGGAGAGAGGTCCGGAAAGTTCTGCTAATGATAAGATTATCATGTTGTGGATGCATGACATGCATGAACCTATAGGACGCATTACGCTTCTGCAAGAAGATGAGAAAGGGCTTTACTTTGAAGCGTCTATTGATGATGTGGAAAGAGGGAATCAAGCGTTGAAACAGCTTGAAAGTGGAACTTTGAACCAGTTCTCTATAGGTTATAGTTATGTATGGGAAAAATGTGAATATGATAGGGAACGTGACTGTTTGGTTGTAAAGGAAGTCATTCTATATGAGATATCCGTAGTGTCCATAGGATGTAACGGGGAAACTGAATATCTTGGTCTGAAATCGGCAGAAGAATATGAAAGTGCGTTGGAATCACTTCCGGTTGAAATAAGTGATGTATGTAAAGGACTTCCAATAAGGAAGAGAGAGGAAGTTCAAACGTTAATAAGAAAAGCGATGTCACTCGCTCGATACAAGCCGGCAGGCAAGCCGCTTGATGAAGAGGGAGCCGATAAAAAAATAAAAATATTTACAAAACCTTTAAAACTTAAAGAAGTATGAAATTTGACTTTTTAAGCAAAATTGATTTGTCGGGAATGGATGAGGTTTCCGTGAAGTCATTACAGGCGTTGCAGGACGCAATAAACGCTACTGTAGGTGATTTCATGAACGATACTATCGACAAAAAAACTTTTGAGGATAAATTAAATGAGGTTACTCAAAAGATAGACTCCGAAAAGGAATTGGAAACAGTGCGTAAGGAACTTGGTGAGATGAAAGAGATAATTGTTCGCATGAAGGGTGCAATGCATAAGAATGAAGATGGGGAAACGGTTTTCAAATCTGTAGACCAGCAGATTGAAGAGCAATTGAAGGATTTCATTACTGTAGGCAAACATGGAGAGAAATCCGTGGACTTGAAAACAGCTTGTAAGCAGTCTCCTGGATTCAAGAAAAGCCTTACACTTGTTATGAGCAAAAAGGATGTTGAGCCCTTGAAGAGTACAGGTGTGGCACCACATTATAACATGACAATTGATAGTCAGTTATCTGTTGATCCGCGTTCTCAGACTGTAATCCGTAAATTTGCCAATGTGGCAGCAATATCTACACGATCATTAACTTATGCGGAGTTCAATCCGGGTGAAGAAGAAGCCGAATGGGTTCCAGAAGGCGGTCTTAAGCCTATGATGAGCGGTACATTGTCAGAAGTTACTATCAATGCTGGCAAAGTGGCTCTTGGCACAAAAGTAACCGAAGAAACATTATCTGATTTGCCTCAGTTGGTTGCGGAGGTTAGGGCTGAGATTATCAATCGTATTGGTTTGAAAGAAGAAGAAGGTATTCTGTCTGGTACTGGTTCTGGTGGTCAGATTAAAGGGATTGGGAGTGATATACCTACATTCTCCTTGATAACTCTGAAAGTAGATAAGCCCAACACTTATGATGTTATTGTTGGTATGTATACACAGATTGTGTCAATGTCCAATATGGCTTATCGCCCAAACCTTGTGCTCATGCATCCTCTTGACTATGCACAAATGCAGTTGACTAAGGATGTTAATGGGCAATATCTTCGTCCTTTCCGTATTGGTGATGAACTGATTCAAGGTCTGAGAGTGGAAACCAGCACTGCGATCAAACAAGGTGATATTTGGGTTGGAGATTTTAACTATCTTAACATCCGTGATGTATGGGTCCTTACCATTACACTTGGGTGGGAAAATGATGATTTCACTAAAAATATGGTGACTATCCTTGGTGAGAAACGATTGATGGTTTATATCAAAAAACAATATAAAACAGCTTTTGTCAAGGATAAGATTTCAACCGTTATTGAAGCTATAACCCCCGTCTCTGTCGGCGGATAAATTTATATATGCTATGAAGGTAAATTTGACTAAAACTTATGAGGTTGAGTTCGCAAAGGACGGAGCTTCTTATAAAAAAGGTGATAAGGTAAGTGTTAATATGTTACTTGCAGCTAAGTTCTTCCAAGATGGGCGTGTTGCCACCGTTCCTACGGAATTGATAGAGGACGCTAAGAAAATCGGTGCTGAAGACTTGTTCAATAAAAAGAAGAACCTCAAAGATATTGTGTAATGTTAGTGGATTATACTTTTTTTCAAGGAGGTATTCTTGATATTGAGGGTGCTGTATTGAATATACATACTCCCTCTGAGACTAATAAGGCGATAGTTGACAGCCTTCAAGGCTTTGTAATGCAATATGAGTCGGAATATCTGGGAAAACTCCTTGGAGAGAAGTTGTATGAGGAATTCTCATCATATATTGCCAACGAAGGGAAAACGAAGGAAAAAAGATGGGATGATCTTATAGCGCGTCTTGTCGTGAGATATAGTGATGGTGATAGTGAGGTTTCCAAATCCCCTATTGCCAACTATATATATTTTCATTATTTGAGACATAATCATGCACAGGCAACTATTACAGGTGTGAAGGCTGACGAAGATGACGGCCGTCTTGTAAGTCCAGAAAGGAAAATGATATTCGCATGGAATGACATGGTAAGAATGAATATCAGACTTGTGAGGTGGCTTAAATCAAATAAAGCGGACTATCCGGATATCGCCACCGATTTCGAATTGTTGGAAACAATTAATTCTCTTGGAATATGATAATCGATATAATATCAGATGTATGTGCTTCCTTGTCAAAAAGAATGGATCAACAGATAAATTACATATATGGTGACAGTTCTTATATAAGGGAAACACTTCTTCTTCTTGGGAAAAGCAGGGTGACAGCATTGGGAAAATTCCCAATGATAGGGCTGTATGTTCCCTTAGACGAGGAAAGGGATAGTGAGGATTATTTTTGTAAGGCATCTGTAAACATAATAATCGCTACCAATACATTGGAAAAGTATACAAATGAACAACGTCGTGAGATATCTTTTGAAGGTATTCTTCGACCTTTGTATTACAGATTCATAAAAGAGTTAAAAAAATGTGATAAATTTGATTTCGGTTACTCCGGTATTGTAAGCCATACATATTCAGAAAATTATAGTTTTGGAAGACGTGGTGCTGTTGATGTTGACGGTAAGGAAGTTGGCGAAAAGATAGATGCTATTGAAATAAAGAATTTGGATTTAACAGTTAAAAATCAGAATTGTTATGCGAACAGATATTAGAGAGTGCGGCAGCACGTCCGGATTTAATACTGGAATGAATTACTGCCCCCTGCAACCGGACAAGGTAGCAGGTGTTATATTGGTCATTCATGGCAAAAAACTGCCAAAGGAACTGACTGCTGATGCTTTGGAAGAGGCTTGTCATGCTGATTATCCGGACAGAATTTATCCTATTACAGGATTTTCGGAATATGCGGTAAGCGGTGGTGAACCCAATACATCGGAAAATGGTTATGCCGGTTCGGAAATAACGGGCTATTCGGCAAGGACGGATACATTCACGTTGCGTAAGTTTAATCTAGCTTTACAAGCTAATCTTGTAGCCAACAAGGATACATTGTTTGATATGTATGTTTTTGACAAGAATAATGTTATCTACGGAGAGGATGACGGAACAGACGAGCTTGCAGGATTCGATTTGTCAGGGGTTTACCCTACAGGGCAGACTTATGACTCAAGCGGACAAAAGGCTTATCTTGCGTTTAATGCAATGTATTCCGATACGGAGAAGATGATGAAAAACATGTCTGTAAAACAATCGGGTGTAAATTTGGAAAATGTTCTCAAGGGATTGAATTATGTTGAATTTGTAAAAATGACATCTCCTGAGAATACATATAAACTCGTGGATCACTATGACCGCACAGACCTTACTGCATATTATGGCGCTGTATTGTCTGAGAAGGCTTCAACAGTCGTTTCTGGTGCGTCAGCACTGGAATACAGTAACGGTGTGCTTACAGCGACAGGAGGTGTACCGGTGCTTAAATCTCCTTCTATTTTACAGACTAATGGGGTCATTGGGATTGAACAATGGGTACAATGAGAATTAATGGAGTCACATTTATAGAGTCCGAGGTGGCCAAACTTTCATTGGATGAGTTTGTCGCTCAGAATATAGATGTATTCTGGAAGGACATTTCTAGAGAAAGGCGGAAATCAAGGCTGGTTTCCGTATATAATAGAATTATCAATAACAGTAATTTAGGAGGCGGGGGAGATTGATCCCCCGTTTTTGCTATGACATTGGAGGAATACGCGAGATGTTGGAAGAAATTGGCTGATGGCATTCAGCCAATGATAAGGGATAAGATGGAAAAGGATGCTCCTCAGTTTGAGGAATATGTACGAGAACAGCTATATAGTGGTGTTGATGGAGATGAAAATCCTTTGATCCCTGGATATACTGAGGACCCATACTTTAAAAAAACTTATGGAGAGCATTGGAAGAAAAACGCCGAACGCTATAAAAATTGGAAGACAAAGATACAGAAACCGAAACCTTCATATCTGGGTTTTTCTGCAAGAGGGAACAATACTCCAAACCTTATCATACGTGGAGATTTTTATAGTTCCATCACGGCAATACCAATATCAAATGGTATAAGGATTGCCAGCTATGGCGTTTCTTTTGGTTCTGATATTGAGAAGAAATATGGCTATAAAATTTTCAAGGTAAGCTCCAAAGCAAGGAGGCATTATGTTACGTACAGGCTTATGCCCTCTATTGAGAAATTTATAAGGAGGTGCGAACTATGAAAAACTGCTTGTGCCAAGGAAATAAGTCAATGAGGGAGGTGGAACATATGCGTTCAATCGCAGAGAAGGCTGCTATTATGGATGAATGTGTTTATATATTATACAAGGTTGGAGATGTGTATAAATTCTGTCGTGAAGGTGAAAACTGGTCAGGCGAGTTTATTGAATTCATATTTCCGTGAAATGATAGCGGACATCCGGAAGGATTACCGCTATCTATGTAAAGGACGGATCTACAAAAGATCGTTTTCTCCTTTTTCAATATTGGCTCTTATTTGCCTTAGAAGCAAGAATGATCCTTCCATCTTGTAATTTCCTAAATTTTGTTTCGCCTGCATGATGCAGCTTTCGATAGTGAGGACTAAATCTGGAGTGAACGCAGATTTGTTAATTTGCATTGTTTTGGGAAGTTGGTTAGCATGATCATTAAACCATGCAATCATTTCATTCAATTCTTCCTCTGTGTAACTTTGTTTTTTTTCAGCCATATTATATTCCCATGATTAATGATGCTTATATCTAAAAACAGTTCGTTTGTTACAAATGTTTTGTGCAAAAAAAGACATTTATTTTTTAATTGAAAAACAAAACTATCAATTATGTTATAATTTAGATTTTGTCTAAATTGTGAATGTGATATTTAATAATTGCGTTACTATATATTACTATGCGTTACTTAGTATTACTATTAATTGATATTGTCTTTTGTTTAATATTCATACCATTGTATAAGATAAAAACATCATTTACCTTTGTATCTGTAACATGTGCAAAGCGTTACTTGATGTTGATTAAATATTCTCCTATTGGAGTTTATATATGACTGTTCCGTAGTAGCTTGCACCTATTACGGAACTTTCTTTTTATACGATTCCAAGCGTGGATAGTATAAGGGAGGAAAGCAGGAGTGAATAATGGCACAATGAGGTTCGATTCCCCACCTGCTACAATCAGTCAAAATAAATCCCCAAAGGCGGAAGTGACTGAGCCGCCAACGGGGAACAATATTAATCTTATATCGCAAAGATATGGAAAATTTTAATAAGTTAGTACCTATTGATGGGGAAAATGGCGAAAAAAGAACAATAAGTTCACTGCAAATTGCAGAAATTACAGGTAAGGCATATTGTGGCGTGTTGAAAGTCATTAGAAAGATGGATATTATGTGTGTGAAAATAACAATGAAAAATATATTTTCATTATTTGTTTGTTTGAAAAAATGTTGTAACTTTGCAGTGCGACACTTTTATATACATACTTGGTTTGTGGAATTTTTATGTCCCATTGATAGCTGCTGCCTAAAATATAAGCAGAGGTTTCTCCGTGCATATTCGCCCACAAGCCAATATGAAAGTGTCGCAACTTGGAGAAGCTCTCTGCTTTCTTTATTTATTAACTTTTAATTTTCATTATTATGCGACACTTGAATGAAAATCAAATCTTCCAATACAACGGAAGTCCTATCACCTTTCAGAAAGGCGATAGTGTTATGGTAAATGCCACAGAAATGGCTAAACCGTTTGGTAAATTAGTAGGGGATTGGCTTAGATTGAAAGCTACTACCGAGTTCACAGAAGCACTTTCAGCCGATATGCATATTCCCATATCGGCACTAATTCAAGTAGTTAAAGGTGGTAATAACGAACAAGGCACATGGCTTCACGAAGATGTTGCATTGGAATTTGCCCGTTGGTTATCTCCATCATTCGCTATATGGTGTAATAAGCGTATCAAAGAGTTGCTTCAATACGGCATGAGCGCCACACAGCCAACACTTGAACAAATGATTAATAATCCCGACTTGGTTATCAGTCTGGCTACACAGTTAAAGAGCGAACGGGAGGAAAAACAGCGTCTTGAACACCAGAACGCATTACAAGAAGAACAGCTACGCCAAGCAGCCCCGAAAGTAGAATACTGCAACAAGGTCCTTTCCTCCAAAGGCTATCTTACCGTTAACATGATAGCTTCCTGCATCGGTATATCTGACATCAAGCTAAACAAACTCCTTTGCCAATGGGGAATACAATATAAGGAAAGCGGAGTGTACTATCTCTATTCCAAATACCGGGATAAAGGATATACGGTGCATCGGCCGCACGCATATACCGACAGCCTAGGTAATATCAAGACCAGACAACATATGTACTGGACGGAGGCAGGGAAAAGGTTCATACTTGAACTATACAATTCTAAGGTAGCAGCCTAAATATAACATTATCAGTAACTTGTTTATCCGGGTAACACTCGGATAGCCCAACTATACCCAAAATTATGATAGAGATAACAATAGTATTTGTTTGCCTGTACCTAAGCTACAGGCTTACGAGGAAGCCCGAAGATAGCTTCTTCTATAAGAACTAATATTATTTTGCCACATATATAAAGAAGCGTAAATGCTGTATGGAGGTTTACCAACGTTCACATTTATGATACCCTACCGTCAATCTGGGCGGTAGGGTGGAGTATTTACGCCCGTTAACGTTGTGATTCGCAACATAATTTAAAAGACTATGAAAACAATAGATAAACTTGAAATTATACTTCAAAAAATGGAAGAACAAAATAATAGACTTGAACGGATATACGGCAAGCATCTCAAACTGATTGTATGCACTGGGAAAAGAAGTGAGAAGGTGAAATTTAAACATGAAGATTGAAGTGCTATGTTTGTAATTTATTTAGACAGTATTCTAAATTGCAAACAAATATGTCGTAATGTTTTGATTTGATTTTAAAAGTATATTACTTTGCTGAAAATAACCAAATTATTATAACTATATAAAAAAAGTATTATGGTAGTATTAGAATTAATTATGGTCATATTTGCAATCTTGCAAATTATTTTATTCTTTAAACTATGGAGAATGGCTGATAATGTAAATGAAATTGTAAGAAAAATGAGATTCCCTTATAACAAGTCTGAATCTTCATATCCTGAGTCGTATTCAAAATTCCTTTTTTTGCTGTACAATAAGAGTAAGGGTGATGCAAAAGAATATTTGTTAAAAGTAATGTGGGGAAGTCGTGATATGAATAGTTTAGTTTCTTGTAGTAAAGTTAAAGATTTTGAAACATATTATCATTATCTGCAATTAAAATATCAAAGTTGGTTTGATAAACTAGGCGAGGAATTTCCTTCATTTGATAATTTAAAGAAAGAAAAAAAATAAAATCCTTTTTCATTGGGAGAAGCAAAAACTTCTCCCTTTTTTATTTCCTTATCTTCATAATATCAATAAAATCACTATCTTTGCTCTTAGAAGGTGCATGAAGTCATGCACTACCCAAAACTTACGAAAATACCATGGCAGGAGCAGAATTTAAAATTACTGATGCGATTGATCCTAACATCGTTAAGAAGTTGAATGAGATAAGGATTAATATTCAAACCACATCTTCCGAATATGCGAATTTCACGAAACAATTAAGTGATGGCATAAATTTTAAGCCGGGTAATCTAAGAGAATACCAGTCTAAAGTTGACAGTTATAATGCTACAATTACCAAATTATATGCTTCTCAAAATAGGTTGTCTGAATTACAGGCTAGTCAATTAAAGTTATTGACCGATATTTCCCGTAAGATAGAGCTTCTTACCAAACCATTGAATACATTGGCAGACAAGATAACGGAAGTAAAAGTAAATTTGAGAGGTGCTTCCGAAGATCTGAAAAACGTGTCACAAGATGCGGAAAATGCTTCTGTTTCATTTCAAGAAGCATCTAAGAAAATATCCATGACTGCTGCTGATTTTGATTCAATCCGTCAGACGGTAAAGGCTTTTGATACACAAGCCTCCGAATTGAACAGTAGGTTAAGTGATAACAAAGAAACAATTTCAGCCTTAAGAACATCTCTGAGGGAATTATCAAAGGAGTATAAGAAAGGTGCTATCAGCGAAGAGGAATACAAGTCCAAAAGAGATGCTACGGTATCCCAGTTACGCATGCTGACAGAGCAGAATAAACAGTATTCGGCGATATTGAGAAATCATACGCAGGTAGCGATTGCCACAGCAGGAAGCTATAACGAGATGAAGGCTTCAATGCTTCAGTTGGAAAAGGAATATTATAACCTTTCACAAGCTGCACGCGAGGGGGCAAAAGGTATGGATATCTTGAACAATATCGGCAAGTTGAATCAACAATTAAAGGATATAGATGCACAGATGGGCAATTACCAACGTAATGTGGGTAATTATGCTTCGGGTTGGAATGGTCTTAATGTTTCCATACAACAGATTGCGAGAGAACTTCCGGCTTTGTCTGTTAGTGCCAATACTTTCTTTCTTGCCATATCCAATAACCTTCCTATATTTATTGATGAGTTGAAGAAAGCGAGAATTGAATATGAGTTGGCTAAAAAATCAAATCAAACAGCTATACCTGTATTTAAGCAGGTATTGAGTTCCCTTCTTAGTTGGCAGACGGCTTTAGTTGTTGGGATAACTCTTTTATCGAGTTATGGAGGTGAGATAACCAAATGGGTGGGTAGCCTGTTTGATGCGAGAAAAGAAATTGATTATCTAAAACAGCTTCAGGAGGATTTGAATAAAGCTCAAAAAGAAGGTGTGAAAAATGCCCAAGATGAAGCTGTTAAATTGGATATATTATATAGGGCTGCTGTCAATTTGAATAAACCTATGGGAGAGCGGAAAAAAGCCGTTGAGGAACTGAAAAAGCAATATCCTTCATACTTTAAAAATATAAGTGATGAAAACATTCTTGCAGGTAAAGCGGCTGATAGTTATCAAAGGTTATCTAATGCCATATTAGCTTCGGCTAAAGCTAGAGCTGTGCAAGATCGGCTTGTAGAACAGGCTAAACAAAAATTAGACTTGGAAGATCAGTTGGCAGAAAAAGAAGAAAAACGTGCGAAACTTGAATCTGCTAGAGATCAGATGAAAGCACAATATGAATCCAGTCAAGGGGCAGCTATGGATACAGCTAGAGACATGTATGGGAAGTTAAACAAGCAGGTTGAAGACTTGGATAAAGAAATAGGTTCTTTATTAAATCAGTTATATCAAGCAGATAAGGCTAGTAGAGATATGGCAAATTCTATTAACATTGGAGATGTTACATTTAATCCTCATTCTGCCGATAAAGCATCGGATGATTTAGCGCAATACATAGAGAATCTTAGGAATAAAATGGCTGACTTGTCCGTTTCTCTCATAGAGGATGAGCATCAGCGTAATCTTGCTGCCATAGAGAAAGAATATAAAGACCAGATAGCAGTTATAAAGGGATATTCTGAGGAAGAAGATAAATATCGTGAACAACTGGCCCAAGAAAGATTGCAGAAGATCCAAGAAGAAAATGACAGGTATGCTAATGCTGAGGTTGAGGTACAAATACGTCAGAAAGAACTGAAATTGAAAGGTATAAGAGATAGTTCACAAGAAGCGCTTGATTTAACCCTTGATCTGCTGGAATTAAGAATGCAAAAGGAAATAACAGCAGAAAAAGGTAACGAAGAGGCCATTTTGTTAATCCGTCAAAAATATGCGCAGGAAGCCGCAAGGATTCAAGAGAATTTTGCACTTCGAAGAATAGACCGGATAGAAAGTGAGGCTGCACGTTCTGTCGCAAGTTTGCATATCGGTCTGCAAGAACAAGAGAATGAGATGAAAGCAAGCCATCTGAAGGGAGAGATTAGCGAGAAGGACTACAAGAAGAAGCTCTATGATTTAACGATAAAGTTCAATAAGGAAATGCTTTTGGCTCAGATATCAGCAGCCGAGGCTGAATTGAAAGTGGCGGAGGCAACCGGTACCATCCCACAGGAGAAGATAGAGGAATTAAGGCTGAAACTCCAAAAGCTGCGCGCGGATTTTGGTTCGTTATTGAATGATGAGGCGTCTAATGAAGCTGAAAAAGGGAAGAAACAAGTAGAGGATTGGGCGGATGCTTTGAAAAACATTACAGATTCCTTTCCTTCCGAACAAAGCGGGTTTGCAGATTTCTTCTCAGGGATTAATGATGTGCTTGGAGATTTGGCCAAAAAAGCCCAAGAGGCAGGTGGTTCTTTTTCTGATATGTGGGCTAATATGTCAAATGGAGAAAGGCTTAAGCTTGTTTTAGGAAGTTTGGCTAAAATCTCTGACGGTTTGAATTCCATGATGCAGAACATATACGAGAACCGCATATCCAAAATTGAAGAGGAGCAGGAAGCCAATGAGGAAGCGGGGGAACAAGAACTGGCAAGGATTGAGCGTCTTGAAGAAACAGGTGCTATCAGTTCGGAAGAAGCGGAGGCCCGTAAACGTGCCGCTGAGGATAAAACAGCACGAAAAAATGAAGAATTGGAGAAGAAGAAAGCTCAATTGCAACAAAAACAGGCAAGATGGGATAAAGCCAATAGCATCATACAGGCTACTATTGCAACGGCTTTGGCTGTAGCGAAGGCGTTGCCTAATTTCGTACTTGCTGGTATTGCGGCGGCTATGGGGGCTGCGCAAATAGCTGTGATAGCATCACAACCTATACCTAAGTATGCCAAGGGTACTGATTCGCATAAAGGCGGATTGGCTGTAGTGGGTGATGGTGGTGTCCCTGAAACAATCGTTACTGAAAAAGGAGCGTATATTACTCCGTCTGTCCCTACTTTGGTTGACATCCCTAAAGGTGCGAAGGTTATACCTTATGCAGTGGATATGGACAGGATAAAGGCTCATGCAAATGATTTTGATGGTCTTATGGCATATAGAAGCGAAAACGATCTTCCTCCTGTATCAATAGTTAATGATTATAGTGAACTGGAGAAAAAGATAGGGCATCTGGAAAAATCACAGCAGATAGGATTTGCAAAATTAGCCAAGGCGATAAGAGAAAACAATTATCAGCAATTTTCAAAAAGTATCTGATTATGAGGTATACAAGTGACATATATGAACTTCCCTTGTCCGTTTTTATAGAGATTTATACCAATGATAGCAATACTATTGAATTTGACGATGAGGACAAAGGGGCTGCATCGGCAAAAATTATCAATGACTATATAGAAATTGTCGGGAGCAAACAGTTGTTCTCTGAGATATTGAATTGTAATGAGCGTATGAATCTTGCAATGACCGTGGAGTGCATGAAGGCATGTGAGAACATGATGAAGTTGAAAATGTATGATGAGGTGCGTGATATTCTGATGAAGATAGGTTATTCGTGTAAAAAAGGTGATGTAATGGCTATGAATGCTAGAATATCCGCATTAAATTCCCGTGCACAATATGATTTGGATAAGATAAGTAAGGAAAAGAATGAGGAACTGAAGGAGAAGCCTACAAAACGTGGATTTATAAATGAAGTTGTCGCTATTGGGAAGTATAATAAGATGTATATCAATCCGAAAGAATGGACCGCCGGATCTTATGCCTGTCTTGTAAGGCAGACATGTGACGAAATCGATGGGTTGAATCGTAAAAAGAAATAATTATGTATTATCGATGTGAGTTACTTATAAATGGTCTGAAGTACAGGGTTACTGATGATCTTGAGAATTGGGACGAGGTGAAGGCTAGTTTCAAGAGAAATGACTATGACGGTGTTATCCGTACATTTTCCAACAAATTTTCTTTTGCTGGGGATGCTAGAAAATTGCTGTTAAAACAATATGATGAAGATTATTTGAATGCTTCTGCCTCAATAATAATAAGTACAAGAAATAACAGTTGGTTGTATAATGAACGGTTTAGTTGCGCTCTCAATTTTTCTACATTGCAGGATAATGGTCGTATCTTACAGATAAATGCCGTGGATGATAGCGTGGCGTCCATGATAAAGTCAAAAAAAGGAACTCAATATGAATATTCGGTCGAAGAGGTGAAAAGCCCCATTCCTCTTGTTTATGACGGACTTGAACTTTCAGAATCAGCAAAATGGATTCCTACAGGTGATACATTGGAAGACGATGACACTCTTATTAATGTTTATTTCAGCAAGAAAATGTCACCAATGCCAATATATATAACTGCCAGTGATTCCTTAATAAAGGGGTCTCTTGAATTTAATGATCAAACAGTAGGTGGTGATGATGTATATTCGATAAAGGCTCTGAAATCAATCAGGATAAATATAGAGTTTAATATTGATATGTTTGTGTTTAGGAAATATCAGTCTGGTGCTTTGGGATATGATGTAAGAGGTGTGAGGCTCCAGATTATGAAGATAAGTAATGAGATTGATAGTAATGGGGAAGCGGTGACTACGGAAACGGTGATAGGAAGTTTTGAACTTACGACAGAATCAGAAACGCCAGTGGAAAAGAAGGTTTCGGAATCGTACAATATAAGTCTTTTGCATAATGATAAAATAATAGTGAGAGCTATGTATGTCAATGAGAAAGAAGAGATTGTACCTGTATTGCCGGATTTGCCATACAAAGTCTCAACATCAAGTTATTTTAAAGCATCATGGAAAAATCGAATAAACCCTGTTGAGATGGATGTTATAAAGCCCGATACATTGCTGAACAGACTGCTTAAAAGTATTAATGGAGAGAAAGATGGTTTGACTGGAGTGATTGAGGGGACAGGAGATAGAAGGCTTGATAATTGTATGCTCTTGGCGGCTGAATCAGCCCGTAAGATTCCTGAAGCCAAAATATATACATCCTTCACCAAATTTGCAAACTGGATGAGTTATGTGTTTGGTTATGCTTACGACATATCCGGGAATACAGTAACTTTTCGGCATAGAAGCAAATACTTCTCGGATGATGTTGTCAAAAGGATAGATGATTTATCTGATTATGAGATGAAGGTTAATTCTGCATTGGTGTATTCTCGGATACGGATAGGCTTTGACAAACAGGATTACGACACGGCTAATGGAAAGGATGAGTTCCGTTTTACGAATGAATATACCACAGGCGTGACCATGACGGACAATAGCCTTGAAATGATATCTCCATACCGTGCGGACGCATACGGCATAGAGTTCCTTGCTGACAAGATAGGTGAAGATACTACAGACAACGAAAGTGACACTGATTTATTTATGGTAGGGGTGAAATCTGATTCATCTGGACTTAAGTATATATTGAACAGAGATTATCTTATGGGTGGCGTTCTCAGCCCTGACACAATGTTCAATGCCATGTTTTCCCCTTCTTCTATGGTTTTGGCCAATGAAGCATACATCGGCTCATCTGTTGAGATGCTTACTTTTGCGTCATCAGATGGTAATAGTGATGTGGGTATTGATGGAATGGGGGAAAGTAGGGATATAATTCTTTCAAAAAGGATGTTTACTGTGGCGGAAGTAGAATTTGAAACTTCGGATGTAGAGCTTCCGGAAGATCTTACAGGAATTGTTGAATTTGAACATCAAGGCAAGGTTATACAGGGATATTATCAGCAGGCTGATTACAATTTCACAAAATCACAAAGTTCAAAGGTAACTTTGATTGTGAAAAATTCTAATTCTTTATAAAGATTCAATTTTTAATTGTTATATTTGCAATGAAAGCTTGTGAAGTCGCAAGCTGCTAGAAACTAACGAAAAGACCATGATATCAATCGGAGATGTTTGCCCGTTATTCTTCAAACCGCTGAAATATAAATATTCAAATGCAGGATGTTTCAGACAAGTATTTTCCTTGTCAGACAACATTTTGCTGCAAATTTTCTGCGATAATGGCGAAATACCTTTGGCCTTTTTGAATGATAAGATTGGCAATATCTCCTCGTCAATAGCACTGCTCACTTATGATGTTAATGAAAGCGTTAAGATGTATTATGCCTCATTATCTCCTTCGGAGGGGATATATACAGTAACTATAGGCGATAAGGAATGTGAGGAATTCTGTGTGTGTGAGAATATAGGTGATTCTATATTGATTGAATATTCCCATAAGGATAATAATTCTGCATTTGATAATATATTCTGGATTGATGATGTTCAGCAGATGTTTCAGTTCAGAATAATAGGAGGATTCAAACCGGATGGGGTAGATTTAAAAGTTGAGAACGAACAGTTCGTGAACCAGAAGCAGGAGATAATAGAAATGTATTCTCTTCCTTATAAGACATTTGATTTTGTATTTGGGACAAGTCGTGGTGTTCCGTATTATATAGCGGAGTTCATAAATAAGTTACTTTGCCTTTCTCACGTTAACATAGACGGTAATTTGTATGTACGGGAAGGGGATTCTGTCCCGGAAAAGCTGGATACAATAGGTAAAAAACAGATGTTTATATATAAAGTGACTTTACGCCCTAGAGAAAACGATATTGCTGGGATCGGAGGCAAAACTGAGATCGCAACTTCTTCTTCAGGTATAGCATTTTTGCTAACTAATCCTGAAGAGGACGATGTGTTAAAATACAAGAAGGCGCAAGCTGCTTTTGTTAATGAAAATTATGTGTAATCATGGCTAGAAATCATCCTATAAAGATATTGTGGTACGGTTCGGAAACGGATGCAGAAGGAAATCCGATTATACCGAAAATATCCCCATCATTTGAAAAGCGATTGGAAGGGTTGAATGAGGGTGAGATATACATACATAATGATGATAAGAATCCTTCTATTTACATAAGGACCAATAAAGACCGGGTTGTTGCCATATCGGGAAGTGCAAATATAGAGGAACTTTCCAAATACTTCCTTCGTAAAGATAAAGAAGATATCGCTAATGAGCTGATCACTTTTTTAAAAGGTCTTTTGATAGGTAAGAACGGTAGTGGAATTACTGTACTTGAGAACGGTATGTCACAGGCTGTTGTTGATTATCTGTATGTCAAGGTCAAAGCCGTTTTTGACGAGCTTGAAGTAAAGAAGAAGACGTATGTAGGTGGTGAGCAGGTGATTTCCCATGCAGGCATGAAATGCAACCGTGTGGATGAGTTGGATGATGTCTACCGTTGTTATTTCAAGGAAGAGGAAGACGGAATTGAGATAGAGAACCAGTTTACTCCGGGATCTCTCGCCATCGCACAGGAGTGCAATATCAAGACAGGCATTTCGCATCATGTCGGCAACCGCTATTACTGGCGGTTGGTCACAGCAGTAGGTGAGAATTATATAGACCTGTCCAAGACCGTGTGTGATCCTAATGTCGAGAACGATGTTCCGGTGGCAGGTGATGATATCGTGGGATTGGGCCATAAGACCGATATTACCCGACAGGCGGCGATAATTCTCTCTTCGGTGAACGAAGTTTCTCCGTCCATCATCATGTATCAGGGTATTAATGATTTTACCTTGACCGGGAAAGATGTCATTTCTTTTGATTTTGACAAATCTACCGGCAAGGCCCGGATGAAGGTGTATGGAGATACGTACATTGGTGACAAGGACCGGACCACTTACATGGAATACACTCAGGATAAAGGTGTTGATATCAAAGGTATGTTCCATATCGAGCAGGGTTCCACCGGATGGCGTAACATGGAAGGGCTTCCGGATGAGATACAGGCGGCCGCAGATCTTGCCCAAGAGGCCAAGGATGCGATAGACAATGCGGCTGTCGGAAGTGTCAATCTGTTGCGTAATTCCGGGTTTACGGGAGATTATGAGACAGAGGACCTGTCTGCCGCTACCGAGCTATCGGCGGATACCGAACTTTTTAGCAAGCAACTGGAATATTGGACGGGAGTGGCTACCGTATCTGCGGACAGTGATGCCGGCTCCGGGTACTCTGCCGCAATCGGTAGTTTGTCCCAGTCCGTATCATTGATTAAAGGAGAAAGTTATGTTATCAGTTATAAAGCAAAGGGTACGTCTGTGTCTGTTTCGTGCGGTTCTTTCAGTGTTTCTCAACCTCTCACATCCTCTTATCAGAGATATACCCATAAGATCACCTTCAATGGCAGTGGTATATTTCTTATCAGTGGTACCGCAACCGTTTGTGACCTTCAGCTAGAGCGTGGGACCATCGCTACCGACTGGAAGCCTTCAATTCTTGACAATGACAAGGCAACAGCCGGTTTCCAGTCAATCAATTATATCGCCAGTGCGATCAAGGATGGTTCTGTGGATATTCTTGGTGGTCTGATTCTTGCCAATATGATCCAGTTAGGCAACTACAAGAATGGCAAGTTACAGAAGGTCACAGCCGGAGTTAGCGGCATATACAATGACGATGATGATGTGGCGTTTTGGGCAGGAGGAAAACTTGAACAGGCGATTCTGACTGTAATGAGGTTCCGTAATGATCCTAATTACCAGCCCACAGATGCGGAATGGGCGAACATGGCGAACTTTGTTGCGACTCATGGTGGTGATGTGTTCTTAAGAGGATATATCTATGCTCTAGGTGGTAAGTTCAGAGGTGAAGTCAATGCGGAAAGCGGAATCTTTAAAAATGTAAAGTCACCTAACGGCAATTTTAAAATTGATGAGGATGGCAATATCTGGATAAAAGGAGAGGGAGAGTTTAGTGGTACTGTCAATGTCATATCATCCAATGGTTACAAGATCGTAATATCCCCTGAGGATGAGTATTCCGTACCGTCTATCAGAATGTATGATTATAATGAGGAAGAACTGTTCAGTATCTCCCTACAGTACGGACTTGGAGGGATGATTCCCAGTATTTCCATGTTCGATCCTTCTAGCAGTGATAGATTATATTTCCGCCCGGATAGTATGGTCGCGGAGCAAAAAGGAAGTGACGGTTATATATATCAGACCCAGATAATGGGAGGACGCATAATTATGGTTAAAGGTTCTGAGATTGTATGGGATCAGAACATGTTGCCCAAATAAAGTGAAGTGATATGGAACTGAATAGTATTAACAAGACAGGTACTTGGAGTGAGGCGGCAGACCGTCTTAACAACAACTTTAGTAAGACTTCTACCGAACTAGAAAAGGTCAAGCAGAACGGTATCCGCAACAAGGGATTATTTTCTACTCTTAAATTGCTGGAAGAGGCTGTTCCATCTCCTGTTGTAGGTGACTGGGCTGTTGTGGGGGATACCATACCGGGCCCTATATATGAATGCAAGATAAAGGGGGCATGGAGTCCTACAGGCACGACAGGAGGTGGCGGAAGTGTTGACTTGAACGGATACCTGACAGCCGAGGAGATAGACGATGTAACATCAATATTATAGTTATGAGAATTAATTATCAGTCCGATTTTAAGATCATAGAGAAGAACTTGAACGGGGATGTGAATACTCCTTTCCGGTTTACTTACTTCAATCCGTTCAAGGGAAAGTTCATAGCCTCCTTTGACGGGCATGAGTATGTGGGTTGCAGCCGCATGGAAGACGGCAACCTGCTTGTCGCTTTCGACAACCCCTGTTTTTCTCCCGGTATGCTGAAGGTCAAACGTGAATACTTCATATCCGATTCCGACTTTCAGGATGGCATCTGCAATCTTGTTTCCGTTGAAGATACAGGAATCGTACTGACTACCGGGAAAACCGATGAAAGCACGGTGGAAATAACATCTTATCCCGATTATGCCGCATATAATACAATTCAGGCGTTCCCATTGTCGGATAATGAATATGAAGATGTGCTGAGTGATTTTGTACCTCCTTTGCCACCGGAAGAGGAAGAAGAAACAGTTACTAATCTAAAAATATAGGAGATTTATTATGGCAAAAATATATAAGCTGACCAAGGGTGGCCAAACCATTTACCCGGCTACCATAACAGATGCGGTGGTCAACCCCAAAACACGCAAGAATCTTACAGCAGAACTTTCCGAATTAGAAATTGAAATCAATGGATATGTTTTTAAATTATCTGATTTTGAAATCGGACAATGGGTAGGTACGGGACAATCTATTTATCCTAATTCCACAGAAGGTTACTTAAGATTTAAACAAGCTCTAGACGTTGATATTCCAACTGGATTTGTGATAAGTGTCATAGATACCAATCACAATCAAGTCAGACTTGCCGATTTGGGCTTGGTTGTTAAGTTTACAAATGCCGAAGGTGATCATGTTGAATCAGGATACGCTGATAGTGGGTATCAAATACAGGTTCAAGGTACTGCGAAATATATGTATATACATGCTTCAACCGAAAAGATAAATGCCGTTTCCGGATATAGTATTCTGGGATTGTATTATAAGCCTGTAATTGATTATGTACAAGAAACCTATACAGAAATAAACAAATCCAAAGAAATAGCAGAAGAGGCCAAGGAGATTGCAAATAACACGTCAAATGAACTCAAATCTCTTTCGGAAGGTGTGGAATTGCCTTATTTGCCTTGCAATACTCTTGAAATATTGCTCAAACATGCTTATGTGGGTAATACGTTGGGAGACAATCCTATCTCCAATGCCACAAATAACGCTTATAGCAGGATTGATGTATCCAGCATAGAGAACGGTACACTTCTTTATCTGAAAAATGCGGAAGATGCAAATATTTTCATGGGAACATGGAAATTCTTTGGCTCTGATGGCAACCAGATTACTGCTACGGTAAGTGGAACATCAGGAAAGGACAGGGGGTATCTTAAACCGGATGGTGCTACAGTATTAGGACTACATATAGGTATAGCTTCAATAACAGAGGATAATCAGGAACAATGGATGAAATCTTTAAAAATATATGGTATTCCCTATATTCAGACCGGGCTTAAAGGTCAGATATCCGAACTGGATCAGAAAGTTGAGAAAAACAGGGATGAGACCGAAGCCAATATCAAGGATTTGAATGAAAGGTTGGAATCTATGGAACATAAAGATCAGTCCTATAAAGAAGCGCTGAAAGTTCTTTTTATCGGATCATCCTTCGGTGTGGATACAGTCAGAGAAGTGGGTAACATTTGTGCTTCATTTGGCAAAAATGTAATTTTGGGAAATGCTTATATAGGTGCAGCCACTTTAGATGTTTTTTTGAAAAGGTTTCAAGGAAATAAGGGAGTTACGTATTATAAATGGAAATATCAGGCAACGACATGGGAACAATATAACGGTACGACAGGAAAATGGTCCAGCGAGCCTGATTCTGATATAACGGATGAAGGGGAACCTGCACCGGCAAATGACACAGTCTTGATGGACTGGTTGTTGGCAGATGAAGCGTGGGACTTCATCGTTATGCAAAACGGGGCTTATCAATCCCCTTATGAGGACCAATCCTCTTTTTGGGAAAAAGGAGAAGATGGACAAATAACAAGGAACATAGTACAAGAATTGATCGGCTTGTGTAAAAAAGCCTGTCTCTATAGTAATCCTATATTCTGTATGAACATGACTTGGGCGTTCAGCATTTATCATACAATCTCCGAGTCGCACGGCCCCAATGGTGCAGATGATGATCACTGGTTGAGTTATGGAAACAACCAAAAGGAAAGACAATTGGGTATGTGGCGTAATATTGCCAAAAACTACAAGGACTGCATATCCAATTGCCCGGATGTCAAATTCATCATTCCATCCGGAACAGCGGTTCAGAATGCAAGAACTGTCACACAACTAAGACAGTCTACAAATTATGCTTCCGCTTCACCTGCAATCCCAACTATTCAGGAGGCTGAAACTATTACCGATTTGACTACCGTTTCTGATACTTATCCGTTTATGAACAACGTGGCGAACTGGAAGAACAAGAATGACTTTACTCGTGATACCATTCATGCGGATTTTGGCATAACAAGATATTTGGTTGCCGCAACTTTATTCCAGTCGTTTATGGCGAAAATATACAATCTTGATATCGCAAACTGTAGCTATAGAATATCTCAAGGAGGAGGAGATTACAGGGAACAATTGTGTACGCCTGTAGATGAGGAGAACTTTGCATTGATAATACGCGCTGTCAAAGCGGCTGTAGGCAACCCTTTTGAAATTACAACCCTGGTAGAGTAACCCGGAAAGTTATCAGTAACACTCAAAACATATATTTATGATACGAGACCTAATCATCAGAATAATGAACTATCTGTCCGTTGAAGTACACCCGGATGCGGAATGGTAAAAGTGGAACAGGATATATGGAGCTTAATACAATAAACAAAACAGGAACTTGGAGCGAAACGGCAGACCGCATCAACAGCAACTTTAGCAAGATCTCCATTGAGGTTGAAGAGATAAAGCAGAACGGCGGTGGCGGCAGTGGTGGCGGAGGGGGCGATGTCACTAACGCCGACCATGCCACATCTGCATACACGCTGGATAAGAATACGCCTGTGCTTGACTGGTTCCTTTCCGCATTGAACGATGATGATGCGCAAGGGATCATTAATTACCTCAAAGGTCTTAAGATAGCAGGAAATCTGATAAACCGCATCGTAAAGCAGGGTGACAAGGATGTCACCTACACCGATGAGGATGTGATGAGCGCATTGCGTGTAATGACTGAGATAGAGAACAGTGCGGAGAAGCTGAAAGAGATATTCTTGCGGAAGGACGTGGCGGATTCCACTAAGTACTTGTTATCCTTACTGGGCGGAGTCTTGATTAAGAAATATGCCAAGTTCGGTGATTTCGTTACTGGTGTATCAGGTGGATACATAGACGAAAAGGGTGACATGGAAATGGGAAGCGGCGTTTTCCGTAAGCGTTTGTTTGTCCCGGAAATAGCCTATAACCGTACAACCTATTTCAAAGGACGTATGGTAAACTCCCCCGGTGGCGGTTGTAGCGTATTGTCATACGTGGATAACGGCGATGGAACCTACACCATCACTCCCGATCTGACGGACGCGGACGGATTGAGCCAGTTTGTTGATGATATCCTTACCACCTATTTTGTGACTAAGAATAGCGAAGGCAAGCTGAACGGCTTTGAAGAAATGAAATTCCGGGTGACTGCCGCAGATTATACAGCCAAGAAGTTTACTGTCATTCCCCGTCCGGGGCATTCTGACTGGAAACCTGCCGAGCAGATGGTATTGGCACAAACAGGTAACTTTACGGACCCGGAACGTCAGACTTATATACTTATTGATTCCGTCAACGGAAACAACTGTATTACATTCTTTGACAATGCCAACACTTGGGACCCGGAGCCGGCACAGATGCCTGCGTGGTTCGGCAAGAAAAAAGGCATGACTGTAGCCGGTATTAATGCGGACAATTACTCAGCCGTTCTTCAGAACATCATCATGACCGGGCTTATCTTTCAAGTTGATGAGATCACCGGACAGACAGTGCGTGTACCCTTGGACAAGGGTGAATGGGTTGCAGGGAAGTACGCCTACTATGACCGGGTGTCACATAACGGGGCTTTGTGGTTGTGTGTTGATGATAATGGAACAACAACAGAACCGTCAGATGATAATCCGGCATGGCTGAAACAAGTGGCGGAAGGGCAAAAGGGTGATCCGGGATTGTCCGTAGTAGGTGGCGGTCATTGGGAATCCGCCAAAACCCCGTACAAAGCCAATACAATGGTCACTCTTGCCAATTGTGTCTTTATATCCAAGGTGGAAACCTCCAATCCTCCCATCAGAATATTGCGTGTCAAAGGTGGCAATTTCTTAAGAAAGAAGGACGGTGGTTATTATCTTGCCGGGAAACCTGCCGACTGGGAGGTTAACGAAGACTGGGATATGCTGCTTGACGGGCGTGAACTGAAAGGTGAGAGTATCACTTTCCTTGGTGAATTTGCCACGGCTCCTGCCAATCCGAAAAACGGTGATTCATACCGTAACACGACTGACCGTGCTACCTACATCTATCAGGACGGAAGATGGCAGCTCATGATATCGGACGGAAAAGACGGTAAGGATTATGAGTATATCTACACAAGAGGCAATATCATAGACAATCCTCCGGCAAAACCGGACAGCCAGCAGAAGGATGATTATATCCCTGAAGGATGGACGGATGATTTTGTAGGAGTGGACGCTGATCATCAGGTTGAATGGGGTTGCAAGCGTTTCAAGGAAAACGGTGTATGGTCAGAGTTCAGCACTCCTGCCGTGGTGCATCGCTGGAGTAAGGACGGGGAGAATGCCATCATGGCGGACTTTGATAACGAGATGGTCAATGCAGCCCTTACTTCAGACGGGAAGGTCGTGTCCTCACAGACTTGGAATACAACTGTCAGTATGTGGTATGGAACGGAGAAGCTCACGCTTGACAGCATCACCTGTACACCTGACACAAATCTTCTGTGTGCGACAGACAAGAATACGGGAGTGGTGACAATATCGGTATCTGCCGGAGCTACTCTTGCTGCGACAAACACGGTTAAGATCACAATCAGGGCTACAAAGAACGGGCAGCAGTATTCCCGTGATCTGACATTCACTGTAGCCGGGGTTCGTGGAGGTGCGGACGGTTCGGATGCCATTCTATACAGCATTGTCGTTTCCGCCAGCTCAGTAAGCAAGGACAAGAACGGGAACTACAGCGTGTCTTCCGTATCATGTTACAGGCAGAAGTCAGTGGGGGGCGTGATATCCACCACAACGGACGGTATATTGAAATACAGCATAGACGGTGGAGCTGAAACTACCATAAACAACAATACAGCCATATCAAGCGGAAATTTCACGAAAACATTGAAGTTTATCTTCTACGTGAATGACCAGATAGTGGACGTTGAAACCGTTCCCATGCTTGTAGATGGTAAGGATGGGGCTGATGGTGAGAGCATCACAGCCGCGGGTCATTGGGAGTCGGCCAACACTCCGTATGCGAAAAACAGTACAGTGTCATTTGCCGGAGGATCTTACTTAAGCAAGGTTCAAACTTCCAATCCGCCACTTCCGCTTCTTCGTGTGAGAGGTGGGCGTTATCTAAGGAAGAAGGATGGCGGTTACATTCTTTCCGGGAAAAGGGCTAACAGGATTGTCAACTCCGACTGGCAGGAAATGACTTCCGGTGTCGAACCGTCCGCTTCGTACTGGCTTGACAGCCCGGTAAGCACGATAAACTTCACGTCAACAGGCACACCGTCACCGTCAGCATTTGTTGTTACCATGAAACAGAATATAGGCGGTAATGTGAGCGATACGAACAGATTCTATCTTGTCGCACGCAAATACAACGGAAGCTGGCTGGCTCATGTAGGCGCTACCCTAAGCAATCAGATATCCGTTCCTGCAACAGCCGGATACACTCAGTTTGCCGTCCGGGCTTATAAGTCGGCTTCCGATGCAAACGCATGGAATAATAATTTTGTCGCTGAGAAGGGGGTGGGTGTCGCTAAAGACGGAGCCATAGGAGCTACAGGAGCAACAGGGGCGTTTCCCCGTGACAGAGGCGTATGGGCTTCCGGACAGACTTACGTCTGGAATGCGGATTACCGGGATAAGGTCATATATCTGATAGGGGGAGTTTATTATAATTTCCTTGTAAAAAATTACGGTGCTTCCGTTACCGCCGCACCCACATCAGCCAACGGGGATTCCAACTGGGAAGCTATGCAGAAGTTTGTGAATATCGCCACTGATACCCTTTTTGCCGATGGTGCGAATGTGGCCGGATTCATGTTCAAAAACAATGTGCTTAAATCCCACAACGATGAAGGTGAAACTCTTCTTATCAATGGCGTAACCGGGTATTTCAAATGTAAGAATGCAGAGATTACTGGAACAATCACATCTACAAAAGGGAATATTGGTGGTTTTACCATATCATCTGCAAGTTTGGAGGCTGTTAGCGGAAATAATGCCATGCTCCTTTCCGCCAACTTGGTAAGATTTACCGGAAGTTATTCAAGCGTGTTTATTGGAGCGGATACTTTTCCTTCATCTAGTGGGGGGGCAATATTATGCCCATCCCGTATTTCGGTTAATAGGAATATAACGAATACGGCGTATGGCAATGTGGGCATGTATTTTGACATACAAGGTTCCCATGCTTATGATGATAATGATTTTCAGTATACCGGGAATCATGCGTTGTATATCGTCAAGGGGGACATCTGTGGGTTTAGGCTCAGATTGCGCAGAATAAGCAAGAGCACAACTTTGTCAGTGATGGATAGTGTTATCATGGCTGTAACGTCCGGTATTACGCTGACTATGCCGTCCACTGCGGAAGACGGGCAGTTCTACTGGATAAGAAACGTTTCTGGTGGTGATGTGACCATAGCCGGAACAAATCTTGTCGGCTGGAATTCCGGGGAGGTCAGCACTTCAATAGGTCTGGCCAAGTCAAAGGCGGCAGCAATGTATTATGACAAGCATAATAACAAGTGGTTTATGAATTGGATTGATTGTTGGAACTAAAATGTAATGATTATGAAAATAAATTTTAAACAGTTCCCCATGTACACGGGGATAGACAAGAAAGAAATGGTTGCCTGTGATGTGGCATATAGCTTGGCAAATAACCTTTATACCAAAGTGCCTGATAATATCGGAGCGCATTGTCTTTCCGAGAAGATTTATAATGCGGAAGGCAATGTGGACTTAAGCGGGCAGGAGATTGAAATAATCCGGTTCGCTTATCCGACCTTTACCGGAGCATTTGCCGATTCGTTTGAACATTATCTGAAGACATATAAAGAGAAGGAGGAACAACATGAAAATTGAGAATTTGGAACGCGCCAGCCGGATCAATGACGAACTGGCGAAACTGAAGCTGGCGAAGGAAACGTTGAATAACGGCGGCTATGTCCGTATCTACAGCAGCACCCGGTCAAGTGCCGGATGTGTGGAACTGGATATAGCGAACTTCAATGATGAGGTGAACACGTGTATAGACAACCATATCATTGAACTTGAGTCTGAAATAGAAACTTTATAAAATTAGGATATTATGAGTGATTTGAATTTAGACAATATTGTTGGTTTTAAGGCTGTTGATAAAGACGGTAACGAACATAATGTAACAGTGGATGAGATGGTGGACATGGTTTCCACAAGAATGGTTATGGCTTTGTCAGAAACTTCAACATTTGCTGCCGTTGCTGCAACAGGAAATGACGTGTATGAAAATGAACTTCCGACTGTGACAGATGCCGCAAATGTAAGAGTTTTACAAAGTAGCGGAGATGCCGCACAAATGACGATGCAGTCACTTGCATCAAAACTGGGGGGACTGTTGGGAAATCCGAAGGGAACAAAATCGTTTTCTTCATGGAGTGAATTTACGGATTTTGTAAATGGAATGCCTATAAGAACAATTCAACCTTTCGTTTCCGATTTCAATGCTTTTGCTGGAGAAGGATTCTATGGTAATGTCGTTCAAGGATTGGTTATAAAACAATTAGAAGATGTTGTTTTCATCTTCGGAATAGCAATAGACGGAACATTAATATTTAGAAAAAGGAATTATCCAGACGTTTCAACTTGGGAAGATCCTAAGATAATAATTCACAGTAATAATTGACATAAAATCTATTTGAAACGAGAGCTGGGGGGACTTCTGCCGATTGCAACAACTACGAAAAGCGGATTGATTGAATATAAAATAATGAGGGATAGGATGCAAAGTTTTGCATTTGGGAATGGGACTATCTATAAGTTGGGAAACTTAACAGCAAATTATGTAGGTATAATATTACATGGTGCTGATATTATAAATGGTAAGATTATAGATATTTGCATATTTAAAAATTCATCAGGTACAGTCAAAGCTGCCGGTAATAACGAGGATTGGATTAATTTAAAAGTTGATTCAGACAAAAATATCTATATAATGGTACCATTGGGACGTATTTATTACGCATCGGTTGAATCGTACAATAATTATGTTCTTGATTCGTCGATATCAAAGGTGGATTCATTTCCAGATGATGCTATTGACATTCTTTTTACGTGATTCTAACCTAAAATCAGAGCTGGGGG